GTCCAGTCCGTTGCGTCGAGCACACCGGATACGAAGAACTGTTTGGAATTGGCAAGCAGCGCGATAAAGAAATCATCGCAGATACCCACCTGAGAGATGGGACCACCAAAAGTGACCTCGGGAATCGTCGTGAGCGTATTCGAGATGAGATCGAATAAGTACACCGTGCCGGCGCTGGCAAAAAGGAGTTGCTGCGGGCTGGCCGCAAAGCTGACGATCCCGCCATCATTGGCGACCGTGCCCCAGTTCGTCTTCGTTCCGTTGGAAAGGACTTCATCAAATTGTGTGGCGCAGACCGCGAAGCCGCGGCCGTTGATCGCAAATTCACCGCGTACCGATACGGCGCTCACAGTGGCAGAATTGGAAAGGGCATCAAATGAGACGCCCAGGTCGTCGGGCTACCGTTCGTCCAAGTGTCCGAATAGGCTCCAGCCGCCATCGGGTTGTAGTAAGCCTGGAACGTCCCGAACGATACGAACGGCATCGACACCGTACCGCCAACCGACGCCGAGAAAAGCACGGTATGAGCATCCACCGTTTCGCTTCCGCTTGACCAAGAGGTTGCTGCCGTGCCGTTTGCCGCAACCGTGGCCTCTGTCTGGGTCGTGAGCCCATACCAGCTCGAAATGGTGATGGCATTCCCGTTGAAAAGCGTGTGGTTGAAATTGAACACGATGGAGAGCGGAGTCCCATAGGCGACGTTCTGCGTTGAAATGGTGGCCCAGCTCTGAAACGTGATCGTCGAATTGTAATCTTGCAGCGGACTGACTGCCGACCATGTATCCCCGCCATCCGTGATGGATGAAACCTGCGCGTTACCGCTCCAGTTCACGAGGCATGACGCAATCAGCGTGTCGCCAACCGACACAGCATACTTTTTGCACGTGAACGTGACGCCGCCTGACTGAGTGGGAGCTCCTACGGATGTAGCCCAAGTAGGGGTAGAGCCGCCAGACGTTCCGGGCGTCGTAACAACCTGCACGTTCCCGTTGGAATCGACAATCAGCGTCCCGTAGGTGTATGGAAAGTTCCCAGCGAACACGCCGAATGTCGGCTGATAGTTTGCCGTGAATGCCGCCGTGCTCCCGAACTGGTAGAACGTCTCTGAGATTTCGTAAGGATCGGCGTACAACGTGACCGCGGGCGTCAGGTCCACGAATTCCACAAGGCCAGGTGTCGGATAGAGAACCAATGGCGCATTGCCCGCACCGGATTCGATTTGTTCCACATACCAATTCTGCGTTTTCTGTGCGTCGGCTGTTAATGCCTGGCTTGTATACGATGGGCCCACTATGCCGATACGAGGGGACATTTACCCGGCCAGATTCCCGGTTTTCCAATTGAAGTCCGCACGTCCCCGTTGATCGCTCGACTGGCTGGGAATCCCGAGGTCCGCGGTTGTGATCTTCGGCGAAGCGGAGTTGAGTGATTGAATCATGGCGCGAGACTTCTGCGCGAATGCCGCGAGCGTGCCATCGAGCGGCCTGCCGAATGACGGACAGATGGATTCGGCGAGCGTGTAGGTAATAGCGTCTTCATAGCCAGGAGGCAAGTTGAAGCTGTCGAACTGGCCAAGCTGCGCGAGGTTTGTCCACGTGTTCAGCTCGACCGGATAAGCGATCTGCGGCACGGGCCAGAAGTAGAGTAAGCCGTTCGGGAATTCCGGCTCGTAATAAAGATGCGTTGGCAGCGTGGTTTGAATAGTCGGCACGCGCTGATTGGCCCACCAATCGGCATCCACAATGCGCATGGGAACGCGAACCGGCTGCGGCGGGTAGTTCAGCAGGATTTGCGCATTCACGATTTTGGTTGGGCGCGTGGTCTGAATCGGGAAGTCGGGCGCTTGCGTGGCCGGAGTACTCGCCGGGATTATCACGCCGGTTGCGGGAGTTGAAACCACATTCGCCGCGGTAAGCGCAAACTGAATCGTGGTGCCATCCGCAGAAACGCTCGTAACGAGCACGGCAGTCTGATTGAAATTGACGCCGCCAATGGTGCCGATGTTGAGCGAAGTAACCGAATCGCCCACCTGGAAGAACGGCAGCGACGGGACACCGACAATCTGCGCCACATTTGAAGTGAGGCTGACGCTTGAAACCGCGAACCCCTTGCCGATGGTCTGCGGATTCTTGCCGGAGATCATCGTGTACTGCGCGAAGTTCGTGGAATAGACGTAGAGCTTATCCGAATTCCACGTATCGAGCAGACGGTTCAGCTTGGAGAGAACGAAGGCGAGGTCTGCCGCTGACGGCGTTTCACCTTGGGCGTACATACCGCCCTCAAGGAGGGCATTGGTACAGATTTGGTTGGCCGTGATAGACATTTCAGACGGCTAGGCGTTCCCTTATTTCTCGGAGCATAGCCACGCCGCGACCCAAAACTTCAGCTTGCTGCTGGATTGCTTCAGCGAGTGGAGCTGAATGTCGTGGGCGCGTAGGATTGTCCTTTGCTTGATTTGGCTGACCGTCCACATTTAATACCGGTGTTAGTTTGTCATTGAGCAGAGCGATTTCCTCAGCTAAACACTTTTGCTGGACTTCAAGATTCGAGAAGGACATCTCAACAGCAGATTCCTTTCGGATTTGCGCTTGCACCAACCCGGAGATTGCTCCGTTGGGAATTCCTGCCTGTGGCACGTTTTGATAATTTTCAAAGTTCATTTACTTTTCTCCTTTCAAAATTGCGTGTTGTTTAGACCGGATGCGGCCCCCGGTTGTCACTCATTGCCACCTGGTTTGTAGGTGAGCAATTGGCATCACCTCCTACGTGTTGACGACGGCAATACCGCTCGTACTCGACGTGGGAACCGGACCGCTCACAAGGATTTGCGCCTTGCTCGCCGCGTCATAGCCCCAATCGGTGTAGCCGTACTCGGTGCAGTCCTGCAAAAGAATCGCACCGCCCGCCGAAGCAACGAGCTTGAACAAGCCCGCCACCGCAGCGCCGCCGTTGAACGTCGAACAGTTGTAAAACAAACAGCGTTTGAAGATGGTCATCGTCCCGATGGAAGCTGCCGCAGCCGCCAGAAACATCAGCGTTGTGGAAGCCGCCGAAGCGATGGCCGGGAACACGCAGTCCTCAAAGACGTTTCGAGGGGCCGCGCTCTGTATTTCAACGCTTGAGTTGAGCGCCGATCGCGCCACCGTGTCGAGCCCAATTACGCAATGCTTGAAGTAATTCTCTCCGGACGTAATAACGATGCTCCTGCTGCCCGCGTCGGCCGCGGATGCCGCGTCTCCCATGCCCGAAAGCTGGCAATTGTTGAATACGTTCCGCGAGCCGGTGATGTTCATGCAAATTTGGGCCGTGGTTCCCGTGTTGAAGCCGTGGAAGAACTCGATGTTGGCGAAATAGCAGCCGTTCCCGCTCACGGTGAAAAGAGGCGTGAAGGCGGTGGCCGCTGGTGCGATAGCAGGAGCGATTCTTGATCGTTGGCTGAACTGCGAGCCGGAACAGATCCCGACCAGGTGCGCGGCATTCTTGGCCCATGTAAAAGTAGCCGTGAGCCTTTGCGAGCCTGCAGTCGTGCCGCTTCCGATCATCACCAGAACATCGTTCTCGCCCGAGTTGAGAGCGGCATAGCCCTGCGCGAGAGTCTGGAATGCGCCCACGCCAGGGCTGACGCTGAGCGGAGCGGTTCCATTATTGACATCGTTTCCGTTTACTGCGTCAACGTAGTAAATCTTGCCCGAAGTACCGAAGCCTGCCGCTACCAGCGCGGCAAGAATCGTTTGCGCTGACAGATTCGTGAATGCGCCCTGCTGAAGATTCAGTGAATTGCTTCCCATCGTTTCATCCTTTCCCCTGATGAGGGAAAAAGCCCTGGGGGAGAGGCGAGTATGATTAACCCGCCCCCCACCGTCCCCATGGGGCTCTCACAAGCTAACTGGTTAGTGATAATCTCCCCACCACCAGCTGCTTGCGTCGTAATAATCGACCATCCTTGGATCACCTCCTCTTCTAGTACGTGGGCACAAATTTTGAATTGGTTGCGTCCCAAGTCCAGCAGATGAGTTTGTTGACAACGGCCGTTGAAGCCAAGGCGATGTTGTTCGTTGCGGTTGTGGTGAACGTTCCGTCAGGTATCACGCAAAAGCTGGTTCCGCCGACCGCTGTCGCATTCATGCCGACAGGAATACCCCAAGCGGTAATCGCGTTCGTTCCGGTGATATGGAACAGCGGTCCGCTGGGAGTCGTGGTGCCTGCAACGGAAGCAACTGCCGTGGTGACTGCGGGAGAGAAATCAGTATTCTGGAATCCCGGTACCCACGTCTTCGTAATCGTAGAGCACAACCACTGATGTGAGCTGATTACGTTGACATAAGGTGTCGAGAGCGGAATACCGGTTGTCTGCGAACATCCGGAATAGGGAAGCGGGTCGTGGTTGAAAAACCAAGTCGGATTCCCAGCCAGGACCATAGCCTTATTGCGATGCCCGAACGCTTCGGTACCGCCTGCGCCGCGCGTCACGTGGATTTGCAGCCC